CCCCACGAGCCGCCGGAGGTAACCCCGGTTCCGGTCACATTTCACGTTAGGTTTTTACGTCAGGGCTGAAAATCCCCGCAAGGCTCCCAGCCCGTGAGCCATAGTCGCAAAGTCGCAGCCGAAAATTCCCGTTTCATAGTCGCAGAAAGTCGCCCCGAAAGTCGCAAGACCTCCGGGGCGTTTTCATAGTCGCTATAGTCGCTGGGTCAAAGTCGTTGGCATAGTCGCTCAGAGTTTTCGACCGCACTTCGGGCAAAATTCTAGGTTGGTAGCTATATACATCCAGTTAACGGAGCTAATTATTCCCGACAGCTGCCCGCTTTCGCATAATTCGCAGCCATTATCTTTCTCCTTGCTCTCCGTATCCGAATTGTTCATTTCCAAAAAAACGCCATCCAAACTCACGTCTCAATCACCCCCGCTTTCCGCGTCAATTATAGTCGCACCGCTCCCACGAACATCTTCCAGATACTTCTGCCGCAGCTTCTCCGGGTCTGCCCGCTCTCCAAGCGGACTGTCCGGCTTTAAGACCACTTCCTGCTGGTCTGTGTAGTTCATATTGTTTTTCATCAAAAAAATTCCGGCGACGGGGTTAATCTTGCCATTTTGCATGAAATCCTCCATCTGAGCGTTGATTAAATCCCGTGCTCTTTTAATGGTGTCGCGCACAGAGTCGCTCAGCGTCCTGCTTCTAGGCTGATTATTGCACCATCTCCACATAGTCATTCTATCCACACCGAAAGCTAAAGCGAATCCTGCAAAGGTAGGTTTCATATCATTCTTAGCACAAAGGTCAAAATAATCGAAACATCTTTTCTCTACAGCTTCCGGATCATTCATATCCGGTGTTTCCCATTTCATGATAGTCATGGAATGGCTAATGTACTTGGTATTGTCTCCTGGTTCCAGATCAGGGACTTGATAAGGCTTCTTTTTGAGTTTATTGCTTTCCGCCAAAGTCGTTGTCCTCCTTTACTATCTTAGTAGATTTAATATATTCTTCTACATAACCCATACACACTACAAGATATAAGACTTATATATAATACCTATATATAAAATATTTCTTATAATAAAAGGCTCCCCGTTGGCTTTCCGTCCGCAGATAAAGGCATCTTTCCGCAGCATGGGCATTTTACGCACGTTGTCAACTCCACATTTCCATCGTCCCCCTGCTTGGGCTTCCCGTCGGCTGTTGGTTCTCCTTTGTGTGACCAGACAAGCAATACATCTGTACGCACATTGTACCGGAACACGCATCCGCACTCCGGGCATTCATGGTCAAGAGTTTCGGTTTTTCCGGGCTTCAGGATTTCCACGTATCTCCCTCCTTGCATATCTTATTAAATCCCTGTATAGAACTATAACAACACATACACAAGATATAAAATATATTATTAATATCCTATACAGGGATAATGCTATAATATTAAATCCCGTCTCCTGTTTTTCGTTTTCTCCATCCTTTCGGTGCAATCTTTCCCAGGCGGGCAAGGCCGCTTTTCCCCATGGACGAATATGTAATTGCAGCACCGGCTGCCTTCATAATATCCAAAGAAATACCGGCACCCGACGCAATACTTCCTGCCGTCCCTGTACTCCACATTACCGCCCCATTTCCTTATCCCGCGTCAGTCGCCGCTTTCCTGTCACGGTACCTCCTTTGAGCGGCTCTCTGGGCGTGGGCTTTCTGGCACTCCAAACTGCAATAGATCTTCTGCTTGATCTTGCCCTGCGTGAATTCCTTCCCGCACTGTGGGCAGATTTTAGAAATGCCCTGCGGGGCTTCCACGTCCTCCACGTCGGCCTGAATTGGCGGGTGGTATCCGTGCATTGCCATGTACTTTCCATAGCTCGTCCCGGCCTTCTGGGCGGCTATGGAGCACAGGGTGAGATAGTCCGGTTTTTTGCTCATGGTTCTCACTCCTTTATTTTCCGCCACAGCTCGATGATGTCCTTGACAATTATAAGAATCACCCATACCAGCGACGTGGCAGAAAGCACGAATAAAAGTTCGAACACGATCATAAAGGACACAGCCTTGATAACTTCAGCCATTCTCTGCGCCTCCTTTCTTCGGCGGATAGATAGGCTGCCAGTGAGTAATCCGCTCATCCCACGCATCCCAGAAAGGGAATGGAGCAATCCAAGTGATGCCATCCCAGATGCCTGTCATGGCCTTCCCCCCAGTAGTCCAAACATAGACAACATCGCTGTAAGTGTAATCCAGTCCTATTCCTGCTTTTTGGGGTTTCAAATCTGGCAACCTCTCACTGCACGGAATCCACCTTGTCCGCTCCAATGCCTCCATGCCCATTCGGCAGGCTTCGTTCACCTCGTCCATGCCGTCATAATGCTCCCGGTGTTCCGGGTTCAGAATTTCAATTGCTCGGTCAATTTTCATTTGGCATCCTCCTCAAAGCAATCTTTCATATGCCTGTTCCGGCGGCAGCAGGAACATTTCTGCTGCCTGTTTTTCCACCGGCAATTTTCACACCCGCCGACCAGAAAAGCATCAGCAATAATTGGGTTCCATCTTTGGGATTCAATCAGCTGCTGCACATTCAGCAGCGCAGCATCCATAGCCGGGGAAATGCGCTGGTTCTTCCTTGATCCCGCAAGAAAATGGATTATGTGTTCGGAATTAACATACAAGCAAGTCATTTACCATCCTCCAAAACCATTTTTGCACCGCAATGGCAATACGGGTATCTCCGGCAAGCCTCGCCGTATTCTCCGGCCTCCAGCAGGTGGTGCAAGTCGATATTGTCTACCTTGCGCCCGCAGATGGAGCATTCCAGGCAGAGGGTCATTTCATCTGCAAGCCGGATATTCCAGTTCCCATGCCGCACCGGCTCCACATCGGCGGTGGGAAAATGCTTCACGGTTTCGATTGCATCCGAATAGCACATTTCTGAAAATGTCCCATGGTTACAAGCCGAAAGATTCTTGTTTAAGCGGTCAATCAACGCCTCCCGGCTGACGTAATCACTCATCGCAATTCCTCCACATAGCACCAACTCTGGGGCGGGCGTTTAATTGTCCGGCCATCACATTCCATTTTGGTGTAGTTGTAATAAGGACATTCCCCACACCCCACATCAATTTTACATAGCCCCTTGAATGCGCTCAGCGGTTTCGGCGTATCGTAGATTTGCAACTTGGAAATGTGCCAGCCGTACAGTGTTGCGCCTTTTCCGTAGTCCCACAAAGCGCCGTCCACAAGTTTGGTCTTCGCCACAAAGTCATCGTCCACATCGTAGATTCCATACGGTTCTGTTGCCGCCTTGATGGTTTCAACCCGGTCACATACAAATTCCCCGGCAACGTGGCCGTTGAAAGCATCCCAGATTCTGGCTGCTTCTGCTCTGCCATACCCCGAAAGATGGGTAAACTCCGTAACCCAATCACCCCGGAAGCCATCACCCCACACAAGGAGCGGCCTTGTGTTTGTGCAGTATATATAGCACTTGAAAGGCATGTCCAAATACGGCTTTGTCTTGCGAACCTCGATTGTCTTCCACCCGTTGGCGATCTTCTCCACCCACTCCGGGCGGATGCTGATAAGTACCGCTTTAGCCATGTTCAGCCCTCCTGTTCAGCCCTAAGACTTTTTGGTGGCATAGGTAGCGGCATCCAGTATACCGGTGATTCGTCGCAATCTGTGTAGTACCCGCAGTCGGCGTATGCGCACCAAGATGTGAGATGCTCATCAATATCGCAAAGAAACCCAACAGCCATGTTTGTTTCATTATTATTGTCAAATAACACGAGTACATCCTCGTGCATTTCCGGCAACCTGTTTTTACACTTAATCCATTTTGCCATTGTCAGTCCTCCTGTTCCATGCTTCAGCAGCTTGTTCTTCCGTGTCGTAAATATACACACCGCCCAAAATCCCACCATCACACTCATAGCTTGCAATCGGGCATTCCGGGTTTTCCTCGTGAGCGTGGTGAAGCATAAAGCCAAGCCCACTAAAGGGATGTTCTCTATATGCCTCATCATGCAGATTTCCTTCGTCATCGCACAGAACAAGGCTAACTTTACCCCCGCAAAACGGGCAGGGCTTCAATTTGATTTCGTCCATTGTTATCTCCTCATCCCTAAAATCTGGCCAATCACAGCCACACATTCGGCTACCATCTCTGCGGTTGTCCACCTCTTACTGTTGCCGAAATCCAGGAATGGGAGACTTCCGGAATAGTCCATACAATGTGCGTAATCCCACCCCAAGAAATTTCCTTTGTGGTCAACCGTTGCCAGATAGTCGCGATGATATGTAATACCTCCATGGCAATCAATATCATCCTCATTGATCGCGTGTAATCCCAGCGGCGCAATGTCTACGTAAGCGCAAGGGTGCGTGCCTAAGCTCAGAACGTAAAACGGTACGCCGCGATAAACTCCATCCGCCAGCCGTACCGGTGG